TTGCACCTCCATGCACATTGGGTTCGTCTTCTTCGTCGTATGTTTCAGCTCCAGTAAAAATTACCTGAAAACTCAAACACCTAGTCGGCATCGTTGTTACTGCAATCGCCATAGCGTGAATAAACTCGCCATGATACTTCTCGTGATTATGGGTGTACTCTTTCCTCACCCAGCATTTGAAATACGGTACGTTGCTCTGCAAGTACGCCAACTAACACCTCCATCGTCTCCTTGCCTGCCGCAGCCTAGAATTAGGATCTGCTGCCGCTTTAGGAAATTGTTTCATTTGTCCGGCAGAACGTGCACAGAACGACTTTCTACGTGCTGCACGCTTTCCGGTTGGTTTCTTTTCTGTTACTGCGGTTTGTAGCTTACTACCGGGATTCTTGCGTCTATACGCCTTTACCCCCGCTTCAGTCATGCCTGCGCCAGACTTCGTAGGACGAAAGTTCTTTTTGTTGCGCTTAGGCATACCCCCCTTACTAAAAGAGGGGCAGCTTTCGACCTTCTTCTTGTAGTAGCTACGCACTATTAGAACTCTTTACGCATGTACAAAATAATCGTGTACGTATCTGCGCTAGTATGTCCTACCGTAGTAAAGTTAACGTCGCCTGTCTTACCAGACCCTGCATTGTTAGTCAGACCACCAAATACAGTGTAGTCATGGTTGCCGCTTTGGTTTTCACCTAGCTCAATACAAAACTGGTCAGTAGTAGCATCAAACAGTATCTGTACTTTCATACCGATACACTGCCACCAGATGCGCTCTATCTTTACACCCGTGCAGGTTTGTCCGTTCTGACTAGGCTGTAGGGCGCTAACATCAACTTTAGTAACAGCAGATTCACCAGTGCCGTCCGATATATTGGTGAACTTCATCACCGTATGCGTCGGGCCGTCAATCAGAGTCTGTGAGGTTACAGCATCAGCCATAACTACCCCCTATTACTGGTCAGCGAACACAGGTGCAGTTGCACTCGTAACGGTACCAAAGATCTGATAGTTAGTTGCGTCTACACCCATGATGGTAATATCAAACCCAGCAGGTACGTTTACTTGTATGCTGCTGTTCGAGTTGCCATCGGAGAATACCGCGCTAACTTCGTTGTCAGTATCTAAGAAAGTAACACCACCAATATAGAAATTAGTGTTGCCGGGAGTGACAATGATTGCGTCCGTAGCATCTGCTGCACCGCCTGCGTAAACAAAGCGGAACATAGCACCGGCAACAGGTGCTGGCAGCGTATAAGTGTTGTCTTGCGTACCGTCTGGAACAAGCAGTACTCGACCACTATGCGTAGCGTTAGTAAGCGTTACGTCTCCGTCAGAAAGGCTAACTGGAGCACCACCGTAAGTAGTGATTTCAGTGATTGCGCCGGTATCACCATCTTTGCTGATAGACTTAAAGCCATTTTCCGAGCGGACTGGGCCGTTGAATGTCGTATTAGCCATGTGTATCTCCTGTCGTGGCTATTGTCAGGTACGGGATGCACCTGTCAGGGATAAAATACTTATACAGTAGAAAAAGAAAAGGGGCAACAGTGTGCCCCCTTTCTATACAGCGTTTTACGCTCCGGGTGAACCGAAAATCCCAAGTGGGTCGGACACGCCAAAAGAATAACGCTCGCGGGCTTTATAGCGCGAGTTGCCCGTATCGAAGTCTGCATCCATAGATGTAGCCATCGGGGTACGAACAAAGTGCTTCAAGCCATTCGGTACGTCAGTGGTCAAGAAGAAAGCATCTGTGTCAGTCAGATAGTGATTGACTGTGTAGCCTTCTGGAATTGACCCGTTGCTGCGAATCGCGTTCAAGTCGTTGTCAGCGGTTCCAACTCGACCTTCAGTCTCCAGCAAACGAGTTGCTACAAACATCAGATTGGGTGGGATGACCAGCTTACGAGGACGTGCTGCGATCAATAGACCACGCTCATCAGTCCAACCAGCGATCTGGATAACGGCGGCTTCCAAAGAAGTCTCGTTAAGATCAGCCGCGACAGCGGGACGGTTTGAGTTGGTACCACCAGAAACAAGTGGGTGTGCAGTTGAACACAGAGTCTGTCCGTCACCGTAAGTGGTGCCAGCAGCAAACGCATTGTTCAGGATAGCAGCACCTTTTACTTGCTTGGTGTACGCCATAGCGCGTGCCAGAGCCTTCGTGTAACGAGCTGACAGCGAATCGTAGAGATTATCTTCGATTGCTTCCTCGGTAACACTAAAGCCCATAGCTATCGTCTCGTGCGTATAGCGAGCAGTAAATGCTTCTTGTGCGTTGTCGTATTCAATCGCAGAACCTTCGTCTTTGACGGGGGCTGCGGAGAAACCTGACAACTTGGTTTCTTCTTCAAATGAGCGGTCAGAAGTCTCTGATTCAAAGATTTCTTTGTGCTCTTCACCGTACTTAGCGTACTCCATTCCAAACAAAGCGTTCAGTCCGGGTAGGAGTTCTTTAAGTAATTGCGCTCTTGAAATAGCCATTTTACCTTACTCCTTATACACCAGTTGTGTTATCAAACTGATGACCTGCGTTCCACTTAACGTAGGCTTCAGTAAACCCGCCAGAGCTGTTCTTGGTCTCTTGAACCAGATCAACAATACGGAATGGAAGCGTTGCTGTAGTGGCAGACGTATCAGAAATAGCGCAACGAGAGTTACCCGAAGTGCTGTCTCCAGTATTGTCTACACCAGCTACGTTCGCGCCGATGTCAGTAATCGCCAAGTCACCAATCGTTGTACCTGAAGATACAACAGCAACCTTGAACAAAACATCAGTTGCGTCACATACATATGCTTCAATATCAGAAGCGGCAGTGCTAGCAATATAGTTTTGTCGGAAGGTCTTTTGACCAGTGTTGGGATCGGTGTACGAAACACCCATGAAAACTCCGATTGGAGTCATAGCAGCGTCAAACGTATCACGCTCAACGGTGCCTCCGGTCACTAGCTTAACAGCGTCCCCGTAGAAGATTGCGGTTCCGTAGCCACTAGCAATGCTGTAGTGCCGTACGGTACCCACATAAGGTACACCACTTAACAGTTTGACCGGAACAAGCCCATAAGGGCCACTTACAGTAGGATAAGCCATTTTAAGCTCCTATTAAGTTCCATTGCCAAAAGTCACCTTTGTCTTTCTGTCGTTAAACAAAGGCATACGTGCGTCATTTTCACGCATCAGGTTGTTGTCCACAGACTGTATTTGGTTTCTAGCTTGCTGTTCATAGTGCGCGTTTCTCTCATCTGCAATCTCTTGAGGTACTTTGCACAGCATGAGTCCGCCTTGGACGATGTTATCAGCAAACTTTTCCTGCTCCACGTTCAACACTGTGAACTGTGGGTAGTCTTCGGCCCTTACGGGTTCCCAACCTTCGCGTAATTTTGAGGAGACATTAGTAGCATCTACCTGACCTAGCATAGACACACGAACCCAACGAAATGCGTAGCCATCTTCAGGCTCAGGGGTAGGTAATACCTCCGGTCGCTGCCAAGATCGCTTACGAGTTTCCGTTTCACGAGTTGTGTTGTCTCGCTTGATTCTGTTTTCAGCCATTATTGTTCCTCATTTCAAGTGCAGCCTGTCTGGCGTATTCTTCTAACGGTACTCCGAGTCTGTTAGCGAGTGCTACCTGTGTTTTAGTTAGCGTCACTTTGTTCGGTGCTGTGCTTCGCGTTGCGGGAGCCACTACGTTAGCGGATTGCTTACGTGTTTCCTGCGGTTCTTGCTGCTCTACAACATCATCGAACTCTTCTGGGAATACTTTTCGCATACGAGAATTAATTGTCTCGTAGTATTCGTCAGATCGTGGGTCAACCCCACTCTCAACTAATTTTTGATGCAACCCCATAGCGTATGCTGTCATCTCGTGGTCAACATGGAACCAAGAAGAATTTTCTTCTACCCATGCTTCTGCCTTCGGATCACGTACTCGCTGTGGAGTGGGTTGGGGATCTTGTACCCCAGTATCCTCTTCTTGTAAAGAAGGTAATCTAAAATTATCTAGTTTATCTGCCTTTAGTTTGGCAGCGGTTAGGTGCTCTTGAGCTTCTAACAGCCTATCGGCGTCACCACTTTCGTAGGCGTCCTTATACGCTATTTTGGCCCCATTTAGTTCAGAGTCAACCACACGTTTAGCCTGATCTAACAAAGCCTCGCGTGTCGTACCTACATCACCCTTTAACGTCTTATTCTCTTCGAGGAGACGTTGTGTCAGAGCTTCTAGCTCTTGTCGCTCTCTGAGGGCGGATTCTTTGGCACGTCGTTCGTCGTGGTAGCCTTTGCTGATGTGCTTGATTCGGTTACGTACTTTCTCAGAGTAGCCTTCCAACTCCTCATCCGTGACATCAGACGGGGGTTTAGATGGCTTACGGTCACGATCAGCCTCTGGCGTGTCATCGACGACTTCGATTTCCAGCTCTGCTTTAGGCTCTTCAACCTCAACTTCAGGTTCGACCGGAGTATCTGCATACTCTTCCGCAGTCTTTTTACCAGATAGATCAATCTCTACCTCCCCAGAATCTTCTATTACTATAGAGTCCTCTTTCTCTTCATCAGGGAAGCTGTATTCAACTTTTTGAAACGGCATTTTCCTTCCTTACGCTCGTGTTACACCACGGGGATCTACTACAACAGCTTCGATAGAGTCATCGTTCATCAAACGGTACTCTACGTCACCAACCTTAAACCTAGTGCCTGAATTAGCACGAAACATAACATAATCACCCGGTTTACACCAAGGGCCAGTAGGGAACCTTTCAGGGTCGTTATAGGCTTGTTCGCCCATATCCATCACAAGGCCGATGATTGACATTACGTACTCTTGATTTTTTGTAGTGTCAGTCTTTAACAGGTCAGTGCCGTCGAAGGTTTCTTCGATCTGCGGTAGTGCAACCAACACTCTATAGCCTACAGGTATAGGTAGTTGTGCTTCTAACTCTTCAGCGGTTTCAATTGTGTCAACAGCTTCACTCATCGTCGTACTCCATTTTGCGCGAGAGGTCGTCTACATAGTTCAGACAGGTTTCGAGACCTCGAATCAAACCTGTGGTTTCTTTGTACATGGAGAAGTCTTTAGCTCCCCCACCACCTAGAAATTGTAGTGCAGAGGCTTTATCAGCCTCGATTCGTTCTTTTAGCACGTCTAAGACGGTTGCAGCCATTATTGGCCTCTATTGTTGTTGGAATCCTTCATGGTCTTGAGCAAGTCAAGATCTAACTTTGTATTGTCCTTCCTTCTATCTGCGGCAAGTTTAGCGCCTGCCTTCTGCGCGTCTATCTGTAGCTCTTGCTGCTTCAAGGCCAGTTCAGCCTGATCCATCTGAGCGTCTTGCATATTTTCTTGCGCTTGTAGCTGTAGTTTGGCCTGTTCGATCTGGGCATCTGCCTGATCTTTAGCCGCCTTACGCTGCACTTCTTGCTGCTTGATCTGTAGTTCAGCCTGTTGCATTTGTACAACAGGGTCTTGAGCCTTCTGCTGCGCTTGCTGTTGCGCCTGCCGCTGCTGGTTTTGTTGCGTAAGTTGCTGCCCAGCTTGAGCCATGAGGCGGGCAAGATTGACCTCCATGTTCTCCGGTAGCTCGGCGTTCGGGTTTGGTAGGGGGGCACCAATTTTCTCTTCCATCTCCTTGCGGTACTTGAAGCCAAGGTGTTCCGCAATATGCGCCTGCAATGCAGCAGCGATACGCTGTGCTTGAGGGTTTTGCCCAATAGTAGCCGCCACCATCGGATCTTGTAGAAACGACTGGTGCGCTGCCATGTGAGCATCGTGATCTTGGTAGATAAACGCTTTCATGGGCTTACCGTTCAAGGCGTTCATATTCTCGCTAACTGGGTCAGTCGGGCGAATGTCGTCTGTGGTTGGGACTAACTTATCAGCATTCTTAACGCCCAACACCTCTATCATCTGCCTATGTAGCTGCGGTAGGTCGTAGATCTGTGGTGCTGACTGAGCCATCTGCAATACCGCTTGGTACTGCACAACACGCTGCGCCATCGTAGAGCTGTTCGGGTCACTGACGGGTATGACATCGACTGACATATAGTCTGCAACGCGGGCACTTACCTCGCCTCGTATCGGCTCGTACGCATACTCTTCCGGCGCATGTTCCGCCATGATGGACTTGAGCAGTTTGAACTCTTGCTTCATGGCGTAGTGGACACGAGCCTGTACCGCAGCCATAGGCTTGAGCGTACGCTCTAACAGCGCCAACGTAGTGCCTACAGGAGCATTTGCCGACATATCAGAGATGTTCATGTCACTGATAGCGCCCAGACGACGACCTTCTTGGGTTATCTGGTTGAGTAGGGCTAAGAGAGTCTGGCTTGGTTCCTTATAAGGAAGCGGTAAGATGTTATCTCGTATAGCACCAGACGGGACATCTACGTCTTTCCACTCGCCCGGCTCTATGGGTGTATCATCACCCTTTATACGCAGTCCACGGGCTTTCAGACCACCCGGCAGGTTTGATAGCGTACCAGCGTCCACCAGTTGCCGTATTAGCGACGTTCCGGCTTTAGCGTACCCCCCTATGATGTGGATAAGACCCAGCCCATAGAACCCAAATCCCGGCACATACACATAGTGCACAAAATGCTGGCGCTTCAGCATCAACGAGTCATCGGGGTTCCAGTTTCGGCGTATTGCCAATACCTCGTTCGAGCCGCGCTCCAGTGTCACCACGTACGGTTTAGCGATGTCCTCGTCCGAGTCATCTACACCATCAATGACCAGATCTGCATGAATCTCGTACAAAGAGTAGCGGTTGTCGTTTGTCAGCGAGTAGCCACCTTCTTCGGCCTTACGCTCTTCAATATCTGTGTGGTACGGCTGTGGCTCACCCAGATCCATGTCTCGGTAAAACCCACCGGCTTGCAGTTTCTTCAGATCGTTCTTTGTCTTACGCATAATGTGCGTAACACGTTCTGCGGTTTCTATATGAGACGCGCCATACGGCACAACGACATCTTCGGCGGGTATGTATACGGCAGTCTGTCGGCCTATATTCGGGTCAAAATATACCTTCTTGAACGCACTACCAGCCAAGCCAAGGCTGTACAGCAGGCGTTCGTGCTCTGGTCTGTACTCCACCATGCGCTCGGTGAGTTCGTAGTTCATATCCGCTTTTACGCGGCTTGCCGCTTCTTCCTTGTCTTTGTCTTCCACACCAATGATCTTGACCTTTACAGGCCCAGCGGCAGGGAATGTCTCTGACATAGTTTCTGCTTGGAAGCGTATGGCTGCTTCAGCGAGGACTGTGGAGTACACACCACATGCACCATCCCACGGCTCTGTACGCTCTTCGTACTTGAAGCCCAGTACATCTAG